GTAACTGATTCTGGGATAGCAATAGCTTCTGTGTATTCTGATATTTTTGCTAGAAATGGATCAAAGGATGTGGATACTTTTGTGACAAGTGTGTCTCCAAACCCAGAAAAATCTATGTTTTCAACTCCTGTAAATAAGGAGTCAAATGCAGAAGAATCTAGACCCTCTACATTACTAAATGGACCAAAAACAAGATCTATATACTCTTCCTTAGATAAACTCACTGAAAAGATTGTGGACAGTTGATCATCTAAGGATGCATTGAATGATTCATTGCTAATGCTGATGCTGTCAAAAAGATCAGTTATTGAACTATTGATACTGGTATTGTCTATAGAGACATTATCAATCATGCTTGTGAAAGATGAGGTAATTGCTCCTGAAGATACAGATATATTGTCAACTGGTAAAAACAACAGAGCTAAATAATCATCATCACTAATAATATCCATTCCAATGATTGGTGTGAATATATGTGTCAAGTAGCTGATCGGCTCTACTGAAGAAGGCAATGGATCTGTCAAATAATTTAGATAGTTTTCAAATCCAACAATGATGTTATCAAGAGGCTTCATCAAGTAATTTAGGTACTCCGCTTCTGTCAGAGTTACATTGATTGTACCTGTTCCTATGCCACCTGTATCACCTGTGCCACCTATTCCACCACCACTACCAACATCTACTCCTGTTGTGTCAATTCCTGAGAAGACCTCTGTAGGCTCACCGAATATCTCTGTAAAGGTTGCAGCTAAAGAAGGATCTAAATTTGAGCCTGTTAATGAATTATAAACTGATGATATTTCAGGGTCTGTTCCTCCAGTTAATCTGTTACCTGTTATATTTGAAATAGCATCTACTAAGTCATAGTTATAGTCTCTTCTTGCAACAACACCTCCATTTTGATACTTGGCAATACCAATCTTATTTAGATTATCTAAATTCTTAATTCCTATATGAGAAGCAGAAGTTTTATTGATTACATACTCTCCTCCTTCTAATTCTATATCAACTCCACCCATTGAATGAGATGGCCCAACTATTTTCCCACCAGTTTCTCCTCTTGCTTTTGCACGTTCAAGATACATTGAATATAGTGCTCCTCTAAATACATTATCACCACCATATGGGCCTCCTATTTTAATTTTATTTGGATTAAAATTCATCAAATCATAAGGCATGTATTCAGGGAACCCTGTTGCTCTTCTATAAGCATCTCCTCTTGCAACATCAATGACGTTATGTAAAAAAACATATTTATCAAACCTGTTACTACCAAAGTCACTATAAGAATCATAAAACTTTTGTCTAAGATCACCCCTATAATTACTAGCTGTAAAACCTCCTGGTAAAAGTGAGCTACCCTTTCTACCAAATATTTCTGAAAACTTACCTGTCTTTGAAGGAATTGAAGCTGAACCTAATGAACTATATCCTAAATATCCTCTTCCTCCACTGTAACGATAACCTGCATGTGAATAACTAGGATGAGATGCTCCAAATGTGTCAGGAATTCCAAAAAATTCAGTAGCAGTTTTAACTCCAGATCCTGCATAACTGGTATACCGATTATCTTCAGCAGTATGGAATGGATTTCGATTATAAGTTATCTTTTGATCTTGAGAGCCATATGATCCAGAAGTTGGAGATAAATGGTTATATGGATAACTTAAACTATTTCCTGCATAATAAGTATATGGTTGATTGTAACCATCTGGACCAGCAAAAGCATTTCTTACAGCAATTCCCCCAATAATTGCTTTCTTTAAAATAACTAATTCATGTTCAACATTTTTTTGTGAATAACTATACTGATCCATCCATGATTTCATTTCAGACATAAATCCACCTGAAATTTCAGATGAACTAGATCCATTTTGTCTATTTGTTAAATCAATTCCACTAGGATTAGAAGTTACAAAAGCAAAAAGTCTGTCAACTCTATCAGATATTTCATTAACTGCTTCATTTGAAACGGAACTTTTCAATATTGCTCCAATTCTTGCATCTCCAGCACCACCACTAAACAAATCTAATATTTCTGCACCTATTTCATAAACACTATCCCAAGATATTTCTTTTGTAGTTGTTGTTGTTGTTGATCCTGTAAGTCCAAATAAGGTAGAAACCCAATTAAAGACTGTGTTTGTTATTGTTGATATAACACTATGAACATTTGATATTAAAAGATTAACAGCATCATTTATTTTTATAACAATATCGGAAATAATTTCACCAACTGATGAAGCAATATCCATAACTGTATTGCCAAGATTTTCAATCATTTCCTTTATTCCTGGTGGGAACCCTTTGTATGGAGTATATGCAAAATTGAATATTCCCTCAGTAAGACCATCAACAACTCCCATTTCCAACTTGACACCACCTAATAAAGATTCACTGCTGCCTTCTTGGATTCTTAATAAAAGGTTAGGTATTGAGTTAGATTTATTTTGTAAGGTGTTTGCTCTTGATCTATCTGCTGGTGTTTTAACAAGTCCACCACTAGAGAACATACCACTACCACCATAACTTGCAGATCCACCACCTGGATAAGGATTTGATAATCCAAGTATCTGGAAAATGCTTTGAATTCCAGCAGGGACCGTTACAGAACCAAAACCCTCATGGAGAGATCTTGGCAAATTCACACCTAAATCTACTCCTACATCACCACCAAGTATCTGAGATATTGTACCACCTGTTTTTGCTTCAAAATCTAAAAGCTGAATATTTGCTAATTGTGAAACAAAATTAGGATCAGTTAATCTTCGTTTATTTATATCATTTTCAGAAAAACCAGCACCGCTATATGCATCTGCATAAACATTTGTATAACCACCATTAGCAAACATTGGCCTAAACTCTTTATTAAGCTCAGGTGGCTTATCCTCAGTTTTCATTCTGCCAATATTGTTTATAAAATCCAACGCTGGAAGACCTAATGCTGCTACTGATCTTTTATTAATAATATACTCTCCTCCTTCCATTTCTATAGGAGCACCATTTACTGTTGCTTTAATTCCTCCTTGAGCATGAGAAGGACCTTTTAGCATCCCACCATCAGAAAATTCTGGGACTGCTCCTCCCTCTCCAAATTCAATTAAATATTTTGGTGTCTGTGGCAAAAATTGATGAAATGGATTAGGTAGTAATGGAATGCCGCTAAAAACTGTCGCAGTTAAATTACCTAATTGAGTTCCCAGCCAATCCCCTAAATCAAAAGATCCTCCTGTCAAAAGATTTGTTGCTGCAGTGGAAAGTTTAGAAACAAAATCAAATGAACTAGTTGTAAAATCAAAGGCAGCACTATATAAGGAGTTACCCAATGACTGAAGACTGTAAGGACTCCCTCCAGAAAAAGCCTTACTTATTAAATCAGATGCTAATGTTGTGAGAGTCATTGCTCCACTTGTCAAATTGAATGCATAGTTGATCAAACTATTTGCCAAGTTTTGGAAAGTCATTGCTTGCCCACCACCAAAAGCCATCCCCAGTATATCTTGAGCAAGTGTAAGTAAGGCCATTCCTCCTGTTGCCTGGAATGCCATCTTGACAAGATCTTCAGCAAGTTTTGTCAATGACTGTGCAGTTCCACTTCCGAAAGCCATATCTAACAAGTCTCTTGCTAATGTTGCCAAAGACATTGCTGAACTTGTTAAATTAAATGCATAGTCTATTAAAGCATCTGCCAATCCTTGAGGGGTAAGTGCTTGACCTCCTCCTCCAAAGGCCATATTCAAAATATCTTGAGCCAAGGTTGCCAAAGCCATTCCACCTGTTACCTCAAAGGCCTTTGAAATCAAATCTTCTGCTAAAGATGTTAAAGACTTTGCCGTTCCTTCCCCAAAAGCCATGTCTAACAAATCACCAGCAAGTGTAGATAAAGACATTGCTGAACTTGTCAGATTGAAGGCATAATCAATTATTGTATTTGCAAGATTTTCAAATGTTAGTGGCTGACCTCCTCCAAAAGCCATTCCTAGTAGATCTTCTGCAAGATCCAGCAAGGCCATTGCTCCAGTTACTTCAAATGCTTTTGTGATTAGATCTTCTGCTAAGTCTTTCAGTGATTTAGCAGTACCTGAACCAAAAGCCATGTCAATTAGATCAGAATATAAATCAACCAATGTCATTGGATTCAACATATCAAATGCAATATTGATTAATTTATTTGCTAAATCTCCAAGAGGCTGTGCTACTCCTGTAAATAACTTATTTAAAAGATCTTCAACAGCCTTACCCATCCCGACTGCATCACCTGTAAATAATGCACCGAAAAAGTCCTGTAGGAATACATTATAATCTACTGCTATATCTGTGATTGGTTTTAAGAGTTTTGCAATAAATTCATTGTAATCAACAGTAAGGCCAATAATCGGTTTTAGAACTGTATCCAAAAATTCAGTTGCAAATACTTCTATCCCAGTAATTGCATCTTCTATGATTTTACCTATATCTATACTTGTCACATTTGTAAGAACGGAATCCAGAAGATTCTCTATATACGCTACAAAATCTATTGCCTCTGCTGGTAAAAAACTCTTGATGGCCTGTGACAATAAATCTCTTATGTATGAAACAAAGTTAATTGCTTCACTGCTAACATCAAATGCCTTTCCTAGAAGATCTAATGCTGCATCAACAAGAGGCATACTTTCTCCAGAAAATAAATCCTCAATCAAGTTGACTGCAGCCGTTGCCAAATTCATTGGTGTGCCAGCAAAAATTTCTGACATAAATTCACCAGCAGCATCCATCAAATCCTTAGGTGTTCCTGAAAAGATATGATCAAATAAATCTGATATAAATTGTGTTATGGTTACAGCAACTCCTGTGATTGGTCTGAAGATTCTGTCTAAGAAATCAATTGTTCCTATTGTAAAACCACTTAGGAATGAAAACAGATTATTTAAAAATGTGGTAACTGATACATCAAGACCAGAAATTGGTTTAAATAATTCTGTTAAAAAGTTAGTTACTGTTATTCCAAGATTTGAAAGAGGTTCTTTAATAACACTTGAAATCCAATCAACTGTTTCAACAGATATTTCTGATATTGGTTTAAGAATTCCATTTAAAAATTCTGCAACATCAATGTCAGCCATTTTTTCAATAGGACCAAATATACCTGTAGGGCTATTACCAAACAGATATTTCAATGGATCTATTTGAGCCATATCCACTAATGGCTGAAAAATATTTGTAATGAACTGACCAATAGAAACAGTAAGTCCTGCTAAGGGTTTAAATAATTCATCTAAAAACTTATCAAAATCTATGCCTGTTATTTTACTCAGAGGATCTGTTATTTTCTTTAAAAACTCATCTACATTTATATCAAGCCCAACAATTGGCTTAAATAGTTCTGTTAGAAAATCATTGTAATCAACAACAAGTCCTACAATTGGATTAGTAATCTTTGATACAAAATCACCAGCATCTATTTCTGTAATTGTGCTGAGTGGATCTGTAAGAACCTTCTGTATAAAAGTAGCAGCATCTATTTTTGAAAGATTATCAAGAGGAGAAAGGAGTGCATCAATAATAGAATCTGTATTTATCCCTGTAATGTTTTTAATTGGATCAAGAATAATATCCATAAATGAAGTAGCATCTATAGATAAATTTTGAAGTGGGTCAATTAAAATATTCTGAGTCCAATCAGCAATATCCAAACTACCTATATTTGATATAGGCTTTAGTATTTCATCAATAAAGTCAGCAACATTTAGTTGACCAAGAGTTCCAATTGGATCTGTGATTACAGATTTTGTCCAATCTCCAATATCTAAAGAACCTAGATCAGATATAGGTTTAAATACTGCATCCAATAAATCTTGGAAACTGCCACCTGTTAGTTTGGTGATTGGCCCAAGAACACCACCATTCCCATCTGTCCCTGTTAGGAATTGAGAAAATGATGTGGTTAAATTACTGAAGGGTTCTGTCAGCTTATTGATTAGATCATCACCTGTAATTCCAGTGATACTAGTAATTGGTTCTAATACGACAGACAAGAAGTCATCAATCAGCAGTTCTCCCATTCTGAGAATAGGATTTAGGACTGCAGAAATGTATGAACCAATATCAATTTCAGAAATGGTAAGGATGGGGTACAGAACAGAGGTGAGGTAATCAACAATATTAATTGATAAATTCCTGAGAGGTTCTATCAGAACACTAGAAACCCAGGACACTAAATCTACATCTCCCATACTGGTAATCGGGTCAACTAAAACTGCAGTCACCCAATCCCCAACATCAACCAGTATTCCGGTTATGGGCTGTAATATGCCAGCAAGGAAATCAGCACCTAGTATTTTCCCAACTAGTGCAGTGATTGGAGCAAGAACTCCATTTGGACTATTCCCAAATAAATAGTGGAGAGGATTTAAATCTAATTTTAATATTGGAGTAAAGAGATATGTAAGAAAATCTCCTATACTCGTTGCCATATCTGGGATGAAAGAAAACAGACCATCTAAAAAGTCTTGGAAACTTGGTCCAGTAAAGATACCAAATAAATTTGTAAAGAAACTTTCTACGAATGTGACAAATTGACCATTGCCAACTATATCAAATAGTCCTTGAAAAAGAGCTTCAAGAAGTGCTGTAAAGTTACCGTCTGCACCTTTGAAAATTGAAAAGAACCCAGTAATAAACTCGTTGATAAATGTCAGGAAATTACCAGTCAATCTAAGAATTGGGTCCATTATGAATTTCAAAAATTCTGCAAATGTCCCAAATATTGTTTCTAAAAATTCTTTAATCCCATCTATTACTGCTTGTACCAAACTTCCCAAAATACCAGCAAGGTCGATACCAGTAAGATCTGGTCCTGTTCTTAACTTTACTGCCCCTGACGGATCTATATCCCCAATTTCTGGCCTAATACCACTCTGAAATCCTCTCCCTGTGTCAATTTGAGCTAAATCTTGTTCCAATGTAGTTGAACTAATTGCCTGCCCTCTCATTTCTGCATATCTAGCAAACTCAGCACCAACATCAATATTCCCAAACTCTGCTATTTCTCTTAGCTCTATATCCTTGTCAATTTGGTCTATTTTATAGGACATAAAATCAATTAGCCCCATAAATTCAATAGTTCCTTCTCTATACTTATCAACAATTTGGTCAATAGAGGTAGCTAAATCAGAACCTGCAATTTTAAGATCAAATGCTCCTGCTTGAAGTTTTGCTGTAACCTCATCACCAAGCTCATCAACAAAGTCATCAGTTACACTAGTTATATCTGCAATGACCTTATTATAAATTTCTTGATATTTTGATGATGATTTAAATATATCTTGGGATTGTTGAAGAAATTCTTTTGCAAATGCAGAAAATTCATCAAATTCTTCACTGTCCGCTCCTAATGCAGATGCAGCAGCATATAGCTCATTATATTTTTCTGTTGCTGTTTCAAGTTTTACGGTTGGTGCAGCAAGATTCAGTGATGAGTTGACAATATCAAAAAGAACATCATCTATCTTTTGGAGTACATCTCCAACACCAGATAAGGCCTCTTCAATATCTGTTAGTGCATCTCTTTCTGCCTCAAGAAGTGAAAGGCTCTTATATCCATCATCTACCGTTCCGGTTAAAAATCCTAAAATTCTGCCTAATATGTCAGTAAGTCCACCTATTAACTGGTCAAAAACAACAAATAAAGTTTGAAGAAATGCAGATAAATAAATAATTGCTGGAGTAAGAGATTCAAATGCCCGTGAAAGAGGATCAAATATTTTGGCAAATGATTTAAAAAGCATCCTTCTAAAACCATTAAAAACCTTTAATAATTGATATATAGGACTGAATACAGAACTTATTGATAATGCAAGATCTGCAATTCCATCTGCAACAACTTCAATACCTTTTTCATATCCTGACTGCTCTATTGCTCTCTGCATGGACTCATTTTCCATAACAGCATCTGTCAGATCTGAAAAATATTTTATTAAAATAAGATTAGTTACAGACATTCCTGCACTTACACCAGCACCTACGGCAGCACCTGCTTCATCTATAGAGGCAGAAGCAAAAGAGGATGCTTTTTCACCAAAACTTTGTTCTGGGGCTGGGTCATAACCTGAAGGTCCAGTGTATTCTCTACTCCCAGGTGGTCTCGTTCCTCTTGGATCTAACGAAACTGGTCTTTCATATGCTTTATCAAACTCTTTAATAAATTGGCCTAATATGCTATTAGCACCGATTACATCATTGTAAAATTGTTTAAAGAAACTATCTGGCTTTTTAGACTCATTAGTTAATTTAATCTGTAATTTTAATGTTTCTTTTAGAAGATCTATTTGTTGTTCAAGTCTTTTAAGATCTGATTCTTCTAATCCTAAATCAAAAAGTTTGCTAGGATCTATTTTAAGAATTGTTGCTTCTATATCTCCAAAACTTTCATTGATTTGATTTATAGAATCCCTGCCAATGTTATTGTTTCTTGCAAACTGGATAATACTTTGATTGTATTGCTCAACGGCAGACATGACTTCAGGGTTAACAAAATTAGAAAGAACCTCTCTGGATCTTCTTAAATTTGAAATCTTAACTTGTGTTAAAAGAAACTGATCACTGTAGTCAAAAATACCTTTTTCTAAGTCTAAGGCTATTCTCCTTTGTTCATTTAATTCTATTAATTGCTTTTTAGCAGCCTCTCTTTTATCAAATTGTTCAATTGCCTTATCAAGAGCACCCTTATCAAGTATATCTTCTTGTACTTTTGAAATATAAGACTCCCTCCTTAAGGAGCTTTCTAAATCAAATATCTCTAATCTTTTTCTGAGTCCAACTACTCCGTTATTAATAAGATCGACCTCTTTTTCTGCAGATGCGACCTTATTTATTTCCTTAACTGTTTTAAGCCTTTCTTTTTCTGCAAAGTTTATGTCTTTGGTTACTTTCTTTTGTTCAAATATATTTTTTGAATAAAGCTCTTCTACTTGAAGTCTTGCAATTGAGTTTATATACCGATCAAAATCTATTTCACCACTCTCAAACTCAGCCTCTATCCTTTTTCTGGCAAGATCAAAAATCTTACCCATTTTTTCTATTTCTATATTGTGAAGATCTACAGCACCCCTATGTTCTTCATTTATCTTTTTTAGTATTTCTAAATTTACCTGCTGCTCACTATGATACTTGAGTATCTCAATTCTTTGCTTTTCTATTTCTTTTGTTATTTCAATATTTTGATCAACTAAATCTTCATATATCTCATCAATAAGTTTGTATCCTTCCTGTTTTAGCTTCTCCATTGATCTAATTAAAGATGTATCTAAAACCTCACCATCCTTAATTTCAACAACAGGTAAAATTCCTTTTGAAGCGTCACCTTTTCTTGCAACATTCTCTATTTCATTTACAGCATTTATAAGTGTCTCTTTAATTGTTTTTCTGACGGTATCGGGATTAAAGATAAGATCACCCAATACATTTCTTTCAAGGTTTACTGATTTTAGAGAATTAAAAATAACATCTGGTAATGATGCAAATTTGAAATCCTTGTCCTTAAACTCTCTATCTATCCCCTTGTTTAATAAATCTGCTATTTTAAATGCCACATCAGCAAGTTGTTCTATTTTAGGTGTATCTCTTCTTACATCTAATATATTTTCTAGCCTAATACTGCTTACTTCTTTTACGACTTTCCTTCTGCTTTGTAAAACCTGTTCAAGTCTGCTTGTCTCATTCCTTATTGATTGAAGCAAAATAGATTGTGCAACATCTTCAGTGTTACCCTTATTTATTTGTCCTTCCTGCTCCTCTTTTAATTTTCTTAATTCTTTTCTTCCTTCTATCAACTTATCAAGTCTTTCTTGAAGTCTTTTAGCAGTTTCAGGTGCAATCATATCAGAAAGACCTAAAAACAAATCTTTAAAGAACTCATTTATTTTTAAACCAGGATCAAACCCCAAGAATTTCTTAAAAAAGTCACCTAATGCCTTATCAGCAGAAGGCCTATTTTTAATAGTTGGACCGACTTCCATTGCATTTGCTGCAGCAGTGCCAAAGTCTAAAAATATTTCAGCAATAAATTCTCTAAGTTTATTAAATTGTTTTTTTAGATTTTCTACACTAAAGAAACTAAATTCTGTAGGTGCATTATTTAATTCTTCTAGTCTATTTTTAACATTTAGTATTTCTGCATCTATATCCTTTAACTCATTACTTGCTATTCTGATGTTATCACTAAATGCATTAAACTTAGCTACAGATTTTTCAGTTGCCGTAGCATTCTCATCTAAATTATCATTAACGCTTTTAAGTACAGCCTCTGTTGTCCTTGCATTGCTATTTACATTTATAAATCCTTTTGCTAAACGATCTGTCTCACCAAAAAATCTTGAAAAAACAACTCCACCTACTGTTGCTAACCCAATAACTGCCTTTAATGGACCAGAAAAAGCTAAAAGTGCAGCTTTAGCTGCAAGTAATCCTTTTATAAGTCCTGCAGTTCCAAGAATACCAATAAATCCTGCTATAAATGATGTTATCTCTATAATATTATCAGCCAAAAATTGAAGAGCCTTACCTAAAGCATTAATTACTCCAGCATTTTCCAACTTCATAATAATTCTTTCCAATCTTTGGAAAGAAGATACCAATTTTTGATTAGCCTTTATGACCTCAGGATTTCCTGCTATAACAATCCCCAAAGCAGTTTTTATATTAGTAAATGCTTGAGTAATTGTTACATCAATTTTTCTAAAGTCTTTATCAATTGTTTGCTGTGCCTCTTGAATTGCTGAAACCAAAACTTTTGTGGTAATTAGCCCTTCTGATGCAAACTTACGAAGCTCACCTAGAGTGATTCCTAAAGATTTAGATATTTCTTGTGCAAGATTTGGAGCTAATTCCAAGATGGAACGAAGTTCATCACCTTGTAATCTACCTGAAGCTAAGGCCTGAGATAGCTGAACAATTGCATTTCTAGATTCTTCTGCAGTTGCTCCAGCAATTTGGAAGGATTTTGAGATTGTAGATACTACATTTGATAAAGCAATTGTGTCTTTTGCCAACTCTCTAGAATTTCTACCAACCCTAGAAAATAAATTACCAATAGTGAAAAGTGGTTGTCTTGTCTCTAAAGCAATCCTTTTTACTGATTCAAAGTTTGCCCTAAATACACTAGTATCTTGATTTACTAAACGAATTCTATTTTGGATTAAAATAAACTGATCTGTAATTCTTATCAAAGCTCCTATTAAGTTCACCTTGATAAATCCAATAACTGCTGCTTGTAACTGATAAAAAAGATATTCATTTCTCTTGATAATATCACCAAGACCCATCTGTTTCTTTTTTAAATCATCAGTCGCTTTTGTAGCCTTTGCAGTAGCTTTAGTTACTTGTGTTGTAGCAGTTGCATTTGTTACAGATTGCCTAGAAAGACTTTGCATTCTTTGCTGCAAGTTAGCAATATGACCCTGCTGTTTTTTCAGTGCTGTATTTAGTTTTTGTATTTGACTTTCTAGATTTTTGTTGTCTGTCCTTAGTTGATTGATTAGTTTCCTGTATTTGGACAGAGAACCCCCTGCCAGTTTTGTCATGATTTTTTCCATCTTGACAATCGGGGCTACTGCCTTGTTGACAGCTTGTTCAATACGATCTAAGGAGTTTTCTAGACTTTTGAGGGATTTATTGGACTTTTTGGAGGATTTCTCAACATTTTCAAGACGTTTGTCTAAATTATTGAGGCCTTTTGCAGCTTCCTTGGTATCTACGAAGATATTCATCAAGGCACTATAGGACATTTCTTACCTCTTCTTTGTATTTAGACTAGCCGTTCTTCTAGGAATAGGCCGAGAATAATTCTTTTGGGGACCAGCATTTGCTGATTTTGCAGAATTCTTTTTCTTTTCTCTTTCTTGTTTGTCTTTCTCTTCCTTTTGTCTATGGGAAAATAATTCCATTTCAATCTGGAAGATCGTTTCGTAGATCTCTGTTTCATTGGCCCCATAGCGTGTCAAGTGCATGTCTATGGCCTCCTCTCTCAAAGGAGTTTCACCAAATCCCCGATCTCTTCCTGTCACATCCAGATACTTCCATCTTTCTAGACAGAATGCATTAAATGGATTGATCTCTTTTTCGTTAAGTGGACAAATATGGCAGGGAGGACCAGATTCCTCATCCTCCCAAATGTCAGCAAACTGACAACACCATTCCATTCTAAAAGCATTATCTGCATGGATTCCATGTATCGGAGAATCTGCTTCGTAGTAGACTTTCCTGGTATGAATATCCAGCAGAAACTTTAGTTTTTTTCCTGAATCCCTAACTGCTCCCTAGATTTGTTTTCCAGTTCTGCAAGAAGTTCTTCAATCAAAGGTTGCAAAGCAGGATTTCGGAACCATTCCTTTTTGACTTCCTCTGTGCATTCAACAGTTACCCCTGACTCATCCACAACATTGGACCAGCCTACACAACAACGAACCCACTGATCTTCTAAGAAGTTGGAAATTCCTTTGTTGTTTTTTACTCTGCGCTCATAAATCCTTGACATCTCATGTCGAGTAAGTGGACGCATTTCAAAATAAACGTCTTCAAGCTCCTTATTGGTTTCAGCACCAGGGCATTGAATCAGAAAGGTTTCTTGAAGTTTACTTGGAACAAAAGACATAAATTACCCCATTTTTAGTTAGATGCCCCATTAGTATTAGAAGGAGACACAAGGATGGGGCAACCTTGAGGACCGATCCTAGTCTCCAGCTTTTTCCTCAGAAATTGAATGAGTAAAGAAAGGGAAGACAAAAGGTGTCAATCCCCAATGATACTTATATCCATAGATATGAGAATCATCTACTTTCTTCTTTTCTGAAGAATCCTTTGACTTATCCATTACTGGATTAGTCATCCTATAAGAAAATGAACCGGAAAACATTATTCGTCATCTTCGTCAGAAGATGCAGAGCTTCCCCAACTTGTTCCACTTGAAGAACTTGAAGTCGATGCTGGATAAGGATCTTCGGAAAATGAACAAGCTCCATGCTTGTAAATTCTCTGAATAAAATCATCAATGGATGATGAGTCACTCATGATCTTTGAAAGTAATGCCCATGCATCTGGACTTGCATATCCAGTAGGAGTACTCATTGGTTTCCCAGCAGTATTTTCTGCATAGAAATTATAAGAAACCTTGCTATCTCCTACTTGGATTTTGTAAGAATACTTGTTCATCTGTACCTCAAGAAAAATTTGTTAGCATCATCAGTTTCACCAAGATTACCACGAATCACAGTGAAGGGGATGTCAATTTGGGTAGCACCATCTGCATCAGCAGGAGTAGGCACTTCAAAGAATGCTGAAGCAGCACCCATCTCAATAATTTTCCCATCAACACTTCCTGCTCTCACACCAATAGATCTCCGTGGCTCTTCACGCAAGGAATTCATAAACTGGAAGTCTTTTGGTCTAAGCAAAAGAGTAACTGATCCAGTAATTGTTGGCTCGTTGATAACATAGCTTGCAGCAGGAAATTCTTCTCCAGACATTTCTGTCAAAGCAGGAGTAGTAATTGCTCTATCGAAATCAAAGTTTACAGATGTAACATCCAACGCATTACCAAGATTGAATAAGTGACTTGTTGTTGCTGAAGTAGCCGATGCTAAGGCATTTGCATCTGTTACATTAGCAGTCCCTGGATTATAATGTAGAAGATCATTGCCTGTATCTTTTACTGCATCTGCAATAAATACTTGAACTTTTCTTTGATCCAAGACAGTTGTGCTTAGAGCAGCATCTGGCATATGAGGTATCAAATAAAAGGCTTCTGATGATGCTGCAGCAATAGTGTCTGTACTGTCTGAACCACCAAGAGTGACAATATCTCCAGAAATAGCTTTTACTTCATAGGGACCATGATCTGTGTCACCTTGAGCAGCTGATTTTCTTCTTATTTTTACAAATGATCCTGCAGTAAAACTTCCTGCAACTGTTTGTGTGTAAAGAACATCACTAGCATTCACTGCGCTATCCTTGAAGTGCCTTTTCGGAGCAGTTACTTTTACATTAAAAGTTCCACTTGAGTGAATTGTCTCTACTATATTCGTATCAGCAGTAGCACTACCACCCTCACCTGTTATTTCAGCGGTTCCTGTATAAAAAACTCTATTTGACTGGAATCCACTTGTATAGGTTACAGCACCATCTTTTGCAAAAGTAACACTAAATGATGTTGGTAATGCACCAGTTGCTGTGTACATCTGAATTGCATCTTCAGTAAATTGACGGCTATGGACAGTCAAAGTCTGAGAGATGTTTTTAAGAAAATAAGAAACAACTGTGCAATTTGATCCAGTAATTGCTGTATTACCAGATCCAGAAGTTGTGCTTGATGATCCAGAAGCATACCCATTATGAGCAAAACTCATAAATTTTGTTCCTCCAAAACATCGACTAAGAATTACATCTTCTTTTGGAAGGGCCATCACAACTTTTGAAACTTGAGCAGTATTCCCACTCATATTTAAAGAGGTAGCAGCAACTTTTGCTAAATAACTAATAGTTGGTGAAGATCCAGATAGTGAGACAGCATGGACCATAAATGTTCCATTAGCATTTACATCATTAGTTCCACTAACTACAATAGTGTCACCTACAGCCATCCCATCAAATTTTCCTGCACCAGAAGCAGTGAGTGTTACAGTAGCCAACCCACCAACATCAGCACCTTCTGTGGGAGTGCAGTTACCAATACTTGCTGCCGTTATAGAAGTAGTTCGTCCACCTGGTTTTGCATAATATTCTAAATCAAAAGTAGAATACTCCATGTAGTTTAGTACACGGTCAGTGGTGATCAACTCAGGGCCAATCTCACTGGTATCTGAATAGTTACCCTGCTGACCAATAACAGGAACTGTTACAAGACCAAAGGCATCTGTGTCCGTATCTGAAAGGTGTTTTGGTCTTTGTGGAAGTTCATTGGTTGCATCAGTAAAAATAGTTCCATTGACTGACTCTGGAACTAAAAACACAATTGCCGACCTGGACCTATTTAATCCTAAATCTGCTAAAGCCATCTCAAATCTCCTTAAATTGAGGAATACACATAGAAATCAACCGAGACAGGTATTTCAAAATGAGGTCCCGAACCAACACCAACACCTACCTCTAACGGTGAAAATGAATAGGAATAGTTAGCAGTGCTAATATCCTTTTTGCTGAAGAGAGTCCGAAGAGTCTCTACATAAGTATTCACTGCGCTGGTTCCTGTATTCTCCTTCAAGAGAAGATTGAGGCCCATTGCATAATCCCTACGAACAGCCCCGCTTTCCGCAGGAGTTTCCAGAATCACAGAATCTAAAGCCCTTAGTAAAGGTACAATGTACTCTGTATCTGAAGAATATTTGACAACCACATTGAAGTATTGCCAAGAAATTGTTGGAGTTTGGGTCCAGTTTGCAGAAAAATGTTGAAGAATTTCTCTTTCAAGCTGGAGCATTAGGTTTTCCTAATTCTCATGGTGGAGAGTTTATTTTCCATTTTTTTAATGGAAGATTTAATCCAGAATTGATTCTGGCTATGTGTTTGCTCTAACACCCCAATATAAGGAGTAGGATTTCTAAAAAGAAGTCTTTCTCCAAATCCATTTTTTCGTAAAATTCTTATCACCTGTTTCCCATCTTCAATGACAATCATTTTACTACGATAAGGCCCACCTGTTTTTGGTGGAGCTTGCTCTCCTCTTGTATCACCAAAATGAACTCTCCAATTTGAAGCTGCATATCCTGTTTTTACAGGGGTATTGTTCACTATCTCAGTAAATCCTTCATCAATCACCTTTGCAGCTTCTGCATATAGTTTCTTTTTTATTTCAGCAAAGACACCAGTAAGGTTCAGTTCTGCTTTTTTACCTTTTGCACCAGTTCTTCTTCTTATCATAATTAAATCAAATTAAAATTTAACCTACTGCCTTTAAAATATAAATTAATTTGTTCGGACCAAGGTCCTTTGATTCAATTGACATTACCTTATATGTTTTTTCTTCAAGAATCAACTCATCGTCTATACCCTGGGATGGTAAAACTCCAGTTATTGGCACAATCATGAATTCAAGATAATCACTATATGCTGTTGTACTCCTTGTATCCGTTACTGATGATCTGTCATAATCACCAACGGCTGTGCCAGATATTGACTCTTTCTTAATTACCTTGATTGTGTGGTCAGTTATATCCTGTGTAATTGAACCTGTAATCGGACTATAAGTTCCTGCTTGTACTGACCGATATACTCCATCAACTGAAACTGTGATTCCTCTTATCAAAGAACCATCGAAAACCTTCATGACCAAATTTACCATATCATCATTAAAGGCCATGTCTATCTCTTCAATGCAATTGGGATTCCGCTACCTGTCTTTAAAAGAGGTCCAATAAAATTCATGATGTTTCTATCTATTGCTCTTGGAATCGCATTCTTATTAAAATCTACAGAAAGAACTCCATCAATAGACACCCTTTCAAATTGACGAACAGACGGATCACCTAATAATTCTGTATCTCCTAATAACCGTAAGGCCAATTCATAGGTTGCAAATAAAACTCTATCTGGAATTACATTTTTGTCAAAATAGTCAGATCGTAACCGAAAGGCCTGTCCAAAATATACTGCAGCAGCATCTGGATTCGGTAAAAAGTCTCTTGGAAAAGAAAGTTTTTGATTGGTGACTGTTCTTTCTCCCAGATAATCTAACTGGTCCAAGTATCTTGTTGCCATTATTAAGGCCTTGTCCCGATCTGTATTGCCAGAACGATCCAAATAACTTATTGAAGATACTGAGCTTTGATTTCCTGAAACTAAATACTTAAAAGAAGTTGAAGAAATAATCTTGTTTACAAAATGTAATCCATCAGCCCCAGCAACATCAGTCAATATTTGGATTTGATCTCCAACTGCTAATGCAGGACTCAATGCTACAACTCCTGCAACTGTTATCTCTGTTTGATCATCTGAAGAACTGTATACTCCAGAAATACTTGCACTTCCTGTCAGTGACATGATCTCATCACCAATGGAATTCCAAGAATCAGCACCTAAACGATCAGCAAAGTAAGCATTTGCTTGAGCAACTGTTGCAAAAGAATTAGAAGAAGTACCTTTTACGGTAGCATCTAAGGCCATTACTCAGAACCTGTGTCTTCTTTCTTTTGATAATTGTATGATCGTTTTTTAGAAGGAGTTTCCTTTTCTGGTTTTTCTGCTTTGTATTTACCAGAACCTAGCATCTCAACCATCTGTGACTGATTGACTTTGTAAGGATTCCCATTTTCATCATAAATAGTAATCAACATTATTTTCTCCGGTGAAGTGCGGCCCGAAGGCCGCAATTAAACTAATTATCAACCACCAGTAGAAGGAACTCGTACACCAAGTCTTCCATCAACTGCGGCAGCACCTACTAAACAATCCACAGAAATTAGATCACGTTTCCGTAGATGATCGTAAGTTTGCATTACACGGAGACTCATTCCGTTATAATTGACAGTTGAAGAACTTGTGCCTGGTCCCATTGGATTAGGCTGTGGAACAAATACCATCTGGAATGCACTTGGATGGAAAGCAGCACCAACTGTATAGCTTAGAACAGAACTACTACCACCAATTACAGAAATCACATTATCTGCGCTAACAACTTTATTGATTCCTGTATATCCACCACTACTTGCATCAACAGCATCAGCAACAATGCCATACAATCCAGGAGTGATCTGTACATTAACCACTCCAGTTGTAATGGTCGCTGCACTTGTAACAGCATGATCACGAATCACACCATCATCATAAGTAATTCTTAGTGTATCACCTGCAGCAATCTGATCATTTTGATTAGCACCAGAAGTAACAATTGATCCTGTTTGAGCTAATTGCTTAACAGCTACTGTTGTTGCACCTTCTGATAAATTAGCATTGGCTGCACCAACTAGATCAATGTTTGATTTAGCAAGAGCATTACCCACTGTATGAATTGGGAGAGTTTGGGACATCAATAGATCCATTCCCATGAATCGTCCTAGTGAGGCTTCTTCAACTGGAGAAGTTGCTGCTCCACGGAAGTTGGCCCGTACAAACTCTTCAATACTAAATAGTGCTGATTGCATTGCAGGAGAAACAATCATTTTCCTGTTTGTCATAGGAATTTTTTGATTGTTCATTTTTTCAACAATTGCAGCCATATCTGCTAGTGAATTCGGTGCAGCAAAATCAGCTTCTGCTAAACCACCAAGATCAACCATTTTTGAAAGTGCATATTCATCAATCTTTTGTGACAATGCACTCATTGCTGGTCGAAGTAGTCGCTCGTTAAAATCATCAACTGCGAATGCAAGTTCCTTGGATGATACTTCAAAGGAAACATCAAAATGCTTTTCAATTTGTAGATTAACACTTGTCTCTACAGCATCCTGAATTTTTACGGAGGTGGCTGATCCAGCAGAATCAGAAAATGTATCAACACCAAAAAAAGCTGGTCTTCGGATACGAATTGTATCACCAACTTTTGCACCAGTGTATTCTGCAGTTGCAGAACTAGACATCACTTGAGGTGCAACAATGTTGTTTTCAAGAATTAGGAGGGCTTCCCGTGCAATTACATCGGGGGTAAGAAAGGTATTTTGAACACCAAAACTAGTTGCCATTTGTTTTCCTTACTAAATAGAGTAATCATTTAAGCGGGGGATCACTCCATGCAGGGTGTCCCTAAAAGTTATAAGGCCACTCCACTCCTGCGAAGAAAGGCAAAAACAATCATTACTACCGTCTGGAAGTAATATCGAATAGATTATTAAATCAAAAAAATGATGTCAAGAGTTTCAACAACAATTTTTATCTAATAACTCCTTGTTCTCTCAACTTTTTATAGTCTCCTACAGACATATTTTTAATTTCATCAGAAGATACTCCAGTATACCTTCTAGTATTACCGACACTTCCAACTGCACCACTTCCTGTGGATTGTAAAAATAATTCAGGCTGATCCTCTCTAAGAGTATCAACTAATTCAGCTACTTGCATGGGCTGACCGTCCTTCCCATATCTAATTCCACCATCTTTATCCTTAACGAGAACCATGTCTGTTTCTGCATCAAAAACAATTTCATCCCTAACCTGAGCACTCATGGCCTTATAATATCTAGGGTTTACACCTGAAATTGTGCATCCATCAATTATAGACTTATCCATTTCACGGGCTTGATATTTTTTTACATAGCTCTCTGCCTCATTTTGCCATTTGTCTCTTTCTTCTTGCATGATCTTTATTTGATTTGCATGATCCTGTCTAGCACGATTCAATAAACGATCATTATATTTTTCACGATCCCCAGAAGTAAAAAGACGAAGTTCTTCATCTTGATCAATCTTTGATTTTAGTTGTTGAAGTTGGCTGACTCCTTCTTCACCACCTAAAGACTGAACAAGATCATTATACTCTTTTAGACGATCCTGGACTTTCTTCTTTTCATCCTTCAAGGCCTGGTTGTTACTTTTCAATCCTACAATTTCACTTTTCAATGCATTTTGCACAATGTCTTGAACTTGCTCTTTTGTAAAGGACTCTGCATCACCAAGATTTATTTCTGGTACTTCGACTTGGGATTCTTTTGCTTGAGGGACTTCTTGCGTTGCCTCTGTTTGTTGTTCCATTGTTTTCTTCTCCTTTCTAGGAAATGTATTTCTTTCTCATCGGATAGAACAGGCCAATATGAGAAAGCATTTACTATGGTATCACTGACCACCAGAACACCATAGTTTACCTCATTTTCAAATGAGAATAAGATTAAAGAACCTAAGCGCTTTGCTACTAACTCTGCAATATTAGGATCTTCATAATTTTTATAAGCAAATCCATTTTGCTCCAGAGATTCCAATAGTTTTAGTGATTCACTTATTGGATCTACCTTAGAATTTGACAAGTATGGGATTCTTTACATATCCAGAAACTATTCTTGTTTTAGGATTTGGTTTATTCGATAGGGAACACCCAAAATCCTTATTACAATAAATTGTCATCCTTACAGGAGGATAGAATCTGTGGTGTAAATCATTAGTATACTTAAATTTATGAAAGCCTAAATACTCATATGGATCAAATTTCTCTTTCTTTCTAAAATTAGAATATTGATTTGAATAGCTAATTTCGTAAATCATCTTACTTTGATGTTATTGAGTTATTTGATGTCCTTGAACCAGAGAAATCAAATATTTGAGAATACGAATAGTTTTTGTTTTTATAAAGATTAAATCTCTTTTCCCCTAATACTTCTTTCTTGAAAGAATCACTTTTTTCTCTAAACCAATCCTTTAAATTAAAATTAGCAAAATTATTAAGATTGTAAAAGGGGATTTGTGTAAGAGGGGAGTTGAAATGAAGGAGAACCCCTTTCCAAGGCTTAGAATCTTTCTGAGGAGAAAAATCTATAGTTGAATAAACTCCAAGGGGTTCTTTCTTCTTTCTAGTAGGAGGTTCTTCAAAAGGGATTGCTTCTGCATAATAGTTGAAAACATGACTATTATGAATAAAAAAATATAATCTAGTCTCAGATGAGTGAGATATAAAAATATTTTTAAACAGTGTCTTTAGTTTATTACGATAATTTGTAAAAATACTATCCTTATATGAAAACTGAGGGGTCCCTCTAAACTTTGAAAGAAGATAAGAATCTGGGTGATTGTAAGAGATTGATATCTTGTAGTTAGAAGTTATGTCTTTTTTAAGAGAATTAAGGATTCCTCTAAGATGTTCTTTGTAATCAACACCAAAAAGATCATATTGATGTACTCTTCTTTTTTTGTAGGATAGGTTCTTAAATAAATTTCCTAAAAAATTCAATTCACTGGAAAAAAGAATGTCAGCATTTTCTTCTATTGAGGTTTCAATCCTTTGAATCAACTGAGAAAACTTGATGTGCATTTTCTCTAGAAAACGATCTAACCTATTTACTGAAGTAAAATAAGGAGAATCCCTAACGTCTAAAAGAAAGTCTGCAACTAATTCATTCCTAAACCCATCAAACTCTTTAATTATTGAATTTGCTGCATAATTAGAAAATTTTATAACTTTTATGTGTCTTGTTAGAATAGAGTCAATCACCTCTTCCTGAGGGGGATAATTCCCTTCGTAGTTTTTCTTGCTCGCTTGTTCGGAGAACTTCACTTCTGTTGTCTTCAGGTCCATCTTCTGTTGGTCCATGATCCATCTCTATTTTATCTCGTTCATCTTGAATAGAGACATCATCTGGTATCACTTCCCCTTGCTTCAGATTATGCAATAGAGTATCCATTGATATTCCCCCCATCTGATAGGCCTGTACTAAAGAAATGATCTCTTGGTGGGGAATGCGAACGTCCACAAAATCCATATTTAATTCTAAATGGACTTCGTTTTCATCAAGACCCTCCCAACGAGCCATATATTTCAGTACCTTACGAAGACCGTTTTGTAGGGTGACCGCAATATGGGACAGAATACTGGTTTCAATATTCTGACGGATTCTTGATGTCTCAGCACTTTCCACACCTCTCTTGGATTCTAGTAATCTAGCACCCACAATTGCCATCATTGATTCTTTTTCTCGGAGAGCATTCTCCAAAGAACCTAATCCTTGACCAGAAAATTCTAAATATCCTAGCCTAGCAGTATCACTTGGGAGAATCCAAGCAGTGCTCCCTCCAATGTGAAGACCACCTTTAAATTCATCTGGGTCCACCCCTGTGATCCATGCTTGTGGAAGAGAAGTAAAATGTCTTCCATTCTCTAAATCTGCTGAAGTACGATAGTGGGAAAGAGAAATATTTGCAAGATCGACTAGCGGAGGAGGGGCCAAGTTGTCCAATCCAAGACCTACTGAATTAAATGCAAAAACAGGTAGTTCTCTAAGAGTTTCCCCTCTGAACGAAGGATACGTTTCATGGATAATTTCAAAGCTGTTTTTGTCTTCGTCTTCATTTAAGTTTTCATCTTCATCTGGTATCTTTCTCATGGCAACTCTAATTCTTAGAGCATTATCCTTATCAAAATCATATACTCTAAATTGCTCATGAAGTTCATGCTCAAAACCATCATCTGATACATTTACCTCTTCTGCAAAGACAGCCATAATTGGATTTGATTGCTCAAATCTCCAGTTGATATTGGACTCTGCAGAATAGCAAGTTGCATAACACCTACTATTTTCTGCTCTATCTACAACAACAATGATTCTTCCTGTTATCAACAACTCTGTCAGTAATTTCTGAAGCATCTCTTGGAATGTCATTCCCATCATATTCATATCTTCAAGATACGGCTCCATCTTTGAAGGAACTTTTATAATAGGACTCTTTCTCAAGGATGCACCAACAAGGCCGTGAATTGTTCTTCTCATCACATTTAAGAATATGGCCCTGTTTTTATAATTGTAGTATTCTGTGGACTCCTGCATCGTAAGAAAAGGTAGATACCTTTGGTTTTTACTTTTTACTGCTTCTTCACCACGATAGCAATCCCTGCACTTTTCCCAAAGTGACAAATATTCTCTAAACTCAGGATGCTCTGCTCCATATTGAACCTGAGAAGGAACATTTCTAGTATTGTAGTAATACATCCTAAATTCCTGTTATTTGTGTGATGGCTGCTTCTTGCTTATTAACTGGGTATAAGTATTCAATTAGATAACCCATACTGTCTGTTATGTGAGAAAGATCATTCTCTCCACCCTTTTCAGGTAGGTTTGTTCCTCTTTTGTAAGAATGTCTTTCTAGTGCATGTATTGCTCTCTTACATCTTTTGTTGATTAATACTTTTCTGCTACCATCTGCAGAACAAAGTGCAGAATTTACTGCATTGATACGATCCCTTATCAAAGGATGTTTCCTCCTAAATTTACACTTAAATCCATAACTTTGCAAAATAGAAAGGTCAGTCCTTCCACCAGCAGAAGTCCTTGACTGAACACAAGCTGGATCTGGATAAATCGTAATTTCATCACTAGGATACCTGCAAAGTATTTCTTCTGCCATTTCATCGGTATTAGAACCAAATATTTCAATTTCATCTACCAAGAAAAGTGTACCATCATTTCTGTCAATTTGAAATACTGTTGCAGTCATAGGATCTATATTAAAATCCATGCCAATCATTACAGGTTCGTTTTCTTCGTAAGAACGATCAACTACATTTTCATCAAAATCAAACCCATAGTATACTAATCCTGTATATGTAACAAATTCTGCCTCATACTCTTGTTCAAATGTTCTTTGATCTAGATTTCTTCTTGCTGCTTCAACTTCTTCGGGAGGAACATTACCACCTTCCAGTGTAGTAAATTGCCAAGATTCCCAATCCTCTTCTTCATCATTTCTTGCTGTATTCCAAATATCGTAAAACCAATTTCTCCCAGATGGACTAGAAATAAATAAGGCCCCACCTTGTTTATCGGATAAGGTGGGACGTAAGACTTCTGTCCAAACCCTCTCATCTAGATAGGCAGACTCATCCATTACTAAATAATCCAATCCTATTCCTCTTAAAGAGTCTGGATTATTGGCCCCTTTCAAAGAAATGACAGATCCATTCACAAGATGTGCTTGCAAGGCCACTTCATGAAAGGATTTAGCCCATCCAAAACGCTGTAACTTTTCTTTAAGGTAGGACCACATAATATTCTTTGCAGCAGAATAAGTAGTTGTCACATACCAAACTTGTCTATATGGATGTCTTGCAACTCTTGCCATTAAGGATAAAGAGAGGAAGCTCTTACCAAATCTTCTTCCTGCAGCAACGACCTTAAATCTAGCATTGGATTCAGCAATGTCCCGTTGGGCTGGAGTTAGTGGCACTAATCTTCCCAAGGAAGAACAGTCATATCTTCTTTAGTCTCTTCATCCATTCCATAGGCCTTTCTTTTCCCAAGGTATCCTATTGATAATGTTTCCATTGTAATCTTACAACACTTTAAATATTGAAAGACAATATCAGACTCTTCCTTGTCTAAAATAATCTCATTAGTGTTTTTGTCCCTATTTTTGACAAGTCTTGTATGAAATCCAATAGTCATGGCCCTTATCCTTTCTGAATCCTGAATAAAATTTTCAGTCTCTCTCAAGGACCTTTCCACTCTGTCAGAAACAACAACTTGTTTTTCCCTATCTGCTGCTCTCTGTATTACCTCATCCTTTCTAATACCCTTTTCCCAAGCATTCCTTTTTACATGGTAGCGAACGGCATTTTCAGAAACATCTATCTCTTCAGCAATGGATTTAATCGTTTCTCCTGCTTCTACCCTGGCCTTTATTTTACCCAGATCTTCTAAAGTTAATTTTTTCTGAAAATTATTTTCCTCTTCCAATTATTCCTCCATTAATGCTTCTTCTTTTTGACACATTTCAATTACTTTTTCTGCTGCCTTATTACCTAAAACCTTCTTGACAAGGACAGCCTCTTCACCAGTAAAAGTTAAATAGAGTCTAAAAATATCATTATCCTTACGCAAGGCCTGTCTTTCTTCTGCAGTCTTTGCTTCTGCAAGTTGTTTTTCTCTTTCTCTCTTTCTTTCCACTGCAGCAATCGAAGAGGCAGCAGCCACTGTTCCGGCCCCACCACTTTCTATCTCATGAGTCTCCGTAGTAGTCTCAATGTCATTTTGGACATCTACCTCTCTGTCATCAGAAGGCTCCCAGGCCTCGGACCAATCCTCTCCTGCAAGTGCATCTGGTGCAGGGATGTCTTCCAGTAACTTATTTAGTTCAACATCATCTAACATTAAAGAGTCTTGTGCCCAATCCAAGGCCCCCAGTTTTTCAAGATCCCTTAAAAGTTCTGCTGTTAGGTCAATATCTTCTGATCCTCTGGCCCGATTGTGACGAAGAGTTGCAATTTTGGCCTGTTCTTCTGTCATCGGAGTGATCACAACAGGAATCTCATCATAACCAAGGCTATGGGCCGCTCTCCAACGGTGTTCTCCATCAACAATCTTTACTTGGTTGTGTTCATTACGGATACATACAATTGGTTGGGTAAATCCATCTTCTGACATGGACTTCAACAATAGTTCAAAGTCATGATCGCTTTGTCGATTAGGATTCCATTCATTTGGGATCACATCATTTACACCTACATATTCAATATCTAAAGTAGATAAGGCCTTGTTCTTCTTTTCGACAGTTCGTTTACCCTTCTTTTTTACTTTTTCTGTAACTCTATGTTGAGTCTCTGCAGGTGTAGTGTTTACTGCAATTTGTTCTTCTGGTTTTTCCACCATATGTATCCATTAGTTAAAAAGTAGGTTTACCTTGCCATTTTCCACTGCCTGGTCTGAAAAACTCAGGCTCCACCATTGGCAAAAAGGAGGCCTTTGATGAAAATGGGTCCCCATTGTATAATGATAAGGCCATTTTCTTCCAAGAAGCAATATTCCCAGTGCAACTCATGCAAGGATGAACTTCTGGAAATTCAGTTGTAGAGTGTTTTGCATGTCTCCTCATATATACTTCTTTCGTTTTTAGAGATCTTTCTCTAATCCAATCCGGTGCCTCATCAATGCAAGTTCTGTGAAAACACTCTTCCCATGTTTCACCATACTTTCTTGTTGGTGTCAAGGCATGCATACCAAACTTTACACCTGTTCTAATCCCCTGAAGTCTTTGGCAAGCTCTGTCAAACCACTTAGGCCATGCAACTGATGCCATTTTTAGGGTTTCTATACCATAAGGATTCATTGTTGGTGGCCCAATCCTCATAACGGGTAAGGTTATTCTATTTCTCAACATGACATCGTAGGCCCGATTGTAATCCAGATTCAATTCTTTTATTAATTTCCACACATCCTTGTTTGTCCAATCGTAAATTGGACGAATATTCGCAACCTTATACCTATTAGGTTTTGTTATATATCCACCAGAAGTAAATAATCCATACAAACGGTGTCTGGATTCGTCCGTTCTTAGACCAATTGCAGCGTAGAGCTTTTGTCCTGCTTCAATTGGGAAACGGTCAGGATGAGTCATGGCTTCGATGTGTTGCTCTTTAATGTTTTGTGCCCAACTCGGAGGCTCTCTCATCCAATCACTAGGACTTAAACTTGGGTCCATTACCCAAAAGTAAGGGTTGGCCCTGTCATATACATTAATAATCGGTTGATTAGCAACAAGCCATGTCATCCGAACTTCTGGTCTTTGAGCAGTTCTCTCTGCAAACTCATAAGTACCAGGAAACATCAACTCTTCATCACGCAAGACAACATCTACTGGCAAATTCCCTGTCATTTGAGCAGCCATTATACAGACTTCCAACAAGACCGTGGAGTCCTTACCTGTAGAAAAAGAGACCACAATACGGTGACCTTCTTCGTAAATTGTAGCAACTCGGTTGATTGCCTCATCCAGTACAGTGCTGCCTGTTTTTTTCCTTGGCATTTTTGGCCCCGTAAAAATTACAACTTTTTGACAATAGTTAGATAATAAGAGCAGTCAGCTTTTTCAGGACCTCCTATTCTTGGGTTGTAGTTCATCAAACTCTGTTCAATGTCTTCTTGAATTCTGTTGATGTGGTACGATTTTAAGTCTTCTTCATGATTGCCTACATTCTTACGGACATACCCCTCTTTATCTGGCTTTGAAAAAGGGTAGATTCTATGGTCCTCCGAATTTGCAAGGTCCCTTGTCCAAGTCCAAAGAACAGATCCCTCCACCATAGTGTATGGGTAAGTGTCTACTTTTATTAGTTTGTGAACACTGGTCTCTCTTTCCTCGGGCTTCAACGTCCCATAGGTCATCACTAGCAATGTGCCCCCTTTTTTGACACAGGACCAGAGATTTTTAATGGCCTTTTTCATACTATATCTACTTAGACAATTTAAGCCCGCATTGAGGCTCAACACTAGATCGAACTTTTCAGAAAAGAGCAGGTGGTCATCTAAAAAACTCATTTGGTAGAGCCGATTTGTAACCTCATCATTCTGATCACGATACTGAGGCCATTTCGTCTTAAACTCCAAGAGCATATTTTTAGAAATATCATATCCCACATAATTGTGGACATCCCAATTTAGTCCATAACAATAGTCCATAAATAGTCCTGTACCACAGCCCGCATCAAGCACAGCCCCTTTTACAAGACCTTCATCGTATAGAAAATTAAAAAGCACATGATCTTCTGCCCGCATAACGGGCAAGACTGTATTTTTGTCATATTTACTAGCAACCTTATCGTAATATTCTTTTGGGCTCATCGGCATCTACATCTCATACTGTCAGTTTATAACAAATCTCTACCTGGACTTTAACTTGTTTGTGGAAACCTGTAAAGCACAAAGACTTTTTCATCAAAAACCCCCCATTTTCGGCAATCTCTTTGTAGTTTCTTTCACAAAACGAAAGACTTTTTGGCAAAAACGAAAGACTTTCTCAAACACTTTGACAATCAAAACCCTTCCGATCCGATTCCGATTCATCGTTTCGGACTGAACTATCCTAAACTTAGCCTCAAAACGGGCAGAGCCTGCGGCTCTCTTTTATTTCTTGCCATGAAATGGCCTCTTGGTTCCCTTGGTTCCTGTTGGTTCCATGATAAATGAGCTAAGACCGTATTGAGTCTAGCCTTTTTTAGGTGAGCCTTGCTTATTTTTGGAGGGGTGCTTTTGAAATAGTGCTGGCTATGGGGGTTGGTGGGGGTCGATGTATTAAGGTAATGCATAGGGTGTACCACCCACACCCAGGGGTAAATATTACCTACCTTCTAGGAAATTATTACCTAGTACCAGGAAAATATTACCTACCAATCCTTGTAATACGTTTGTAATACAAACAAAATATCTATTTTGTTGAATGGTACGCTAATTGTATTATCTATAATAACCCAAAAAAGGGTTAAAAGACACAAAAACGGGTAGCATGGGGCCACCCGAATAATTGTGTCCAAAATTTAAGGTGCAAAAATGGAAACTTATTTGAACAACAAAGTACTAAAATGCGAGGTTGCTGTTTTCGGTATCAGAGGGATCGTTCACAGTAACGGATTATTTAATGAGATGTTCAATTCAAAGAACATAAAAATGCAATTAAACAAAGTTTATGAAACTTTATCTGATATTACAGTAAAAGTATCATTAGATGAGTTTAGCGTATTCACTGAAATAATTTGGAGAAATAAAACTATCCTTAACTTTAAAGGATATCCAAATTCAACGCAATTGCATAAACTGGAGGATCTTGAATTCAATGCAGGAGAAAATGGGTATTCACAACCTTTTAAAAGCAAAAAACTGTATATATCAAAAAGTATAGCATTCAGGTTTTTTATTGATGAGAAAGAAGCAGATTACGAGTGGGATGCAAACAACCAAGTTAACTGGGAAAATAAATAACAACAAAGGCCCCAATGGGGCCATGAAAGGAATATATGAAAGTTAAATGCGACAAACTAAAAAAACTAGCAACAAATAGCTATATCGTTTGGGTTTCCAATTACTACAGAGAACGTAGTAATGGGAAGGAGGTTAGAATTGTTCTTTTTGGTGATGTTTTTCATGTATATTTTGTTGAGTATGACAAAGTAGAAGGAAGTTTTTCAATTGAATTGCAACATTATTTTTCTAAGGAATACGGTAAAACTGTTGAACCAGTAAAGGGTTCAAAACAATTGCTATTGCAAGAATACGAATACGGAAAGAAAAAAGTTCATGAGTTGAGAGGAGGGTTTGATGAAAAAGATTTTGAATTTAAAAGGACCAATTTGGATGTTATTTTAGATAACATCTTCGATGGCCCACTATATTAATAATTTAAAAGGCCCCATTGGGGCCATGAAAGGAACAAAGTGAGTATACCGAAAGAAGTATTTCAGAAGGAGTTTGTCGAGAATAAACTTCGGAATATACAAAATAAAAATATCGTAGTTGAAAGAAACTACAAAAAGAAAACAGTTTTTTATTTTGTTTCAGGTGTTGCAATATTCATTGCAACACTAATTTACTCAGAAGTGTTGCATGGTGCAATACGAAAGGTTTGTCCAAAATACTTGGACAACGGAACAAAAGTATACTTGAGATGTAAATAGTAACCTTACAGTGTAGGGTTACATCGTAACCTTACACTGTAAGTGCAATGTAAGTGCAGTGTAACTGTAACTGTCAGGTTACACCTTGCCTATCATCGGTGTGTGGACATGCCGAACTATCAACATCTGATCTCTTGCCTCTATGCCCTTGCCTCTCGACCTTGAT